GACGTACCATCCTGGCCGGAGGTGCCCGAGGTGCCATCGAGGCCGGAGGTGCCGCTTGTCCCAGGGAGGCCATCCTGCCCGGAAGTACCGCTGGTGCCCCCGGTGCCCGAGGTGCCGTCCACCCCGCTCGACCCCGACGTCCCGCTCGACCCCGACTCCCCCGACGTGCCGGTGGCCCCCGAGGTGCCCGAGGTGCCCGACGTGCCACTGGTGCCGAAGTTGGTCCCGTCCAGGCCGGAGGTCCCCGACGTGCCACTGGTGCCCGAGGTCCCGGCCGAGCCGGTCTCCCCCGACGAACCGGCAGGCCCCTGGGGGCCTTGCTGGCCGGTCTCGACCACCACCACCTGGTCGTCGTCGACCTCGATGGTTGTGGTCAGCTCCTCAACGGTGATTTCAACGTCGGCCATTCAACACCTCAGGCGGCCCTGGTGACGGTCTTCTTGATGTAGACGGCCCCCTCGACGTAGTTCTGGCGGAGGCCGGACGGGTTGGTCAGCTCCAGATCCCACCAGTAGTGGCCCTCGGCCAGGGCCAGGGTCTGGGCGTCGGTCAGCGACAGGGTGACCTTGCCTTCGACGTCAACCTGCACAACGGTGAACTCGACGGTCAGGGTGGTGGAGTCCTTGGTGGGGCGCACCTGCGCCTTGGCGGTGTAGCCGGTCAGGTTGATGACCACGCCGTCGCCGTCCTTGAACACGAACGGCTTGGAGAAGTCCCGGTCCCGGTAGATGGTGAGGTTGTAGTCAGCCGGGTTCATCGATCACCTCCTTCAGCTCGACCCTGGGGAACGCCTCGATGGCGCTGTCCGGGCAGGCGTTGATGATCTCGACCCCCAGGCGCTCGGCGTCCCTGGCTATGTCCGGGAAGCCCCTCAGGTGGCGCTCGAAGGGCGGCGGCCGCCTGGCCCCGTGGCCGGGGTGCCAGTGGCTGGCCCCCCTGTGGCCCAGGCTCATGTCAAAGCCCAGGAGGACGACGCGGGTGGCCCCGAGGTGGACGGCCAGGTTGATGGCCGCGGCCCCGGAGTTGTGGTTCCAGGAGACCATGCGGCGCTTGGTGGTGAGGCCGAGCCGGTTGGAGGAGTCCTTGATGAGGTACTTGATGCCCTCCATCTCCTCCAGGGGCCTGTTCGCGAACTTCGGGCAGCAGGTGACCTTGAGCTTGCGCCACCGGGCCAGGTTGACCCGGTGCTGTAGGTGCCAGCCGCAGTCCCCGAAGAACATGGCGTCCATCCACTCGCCTATCAGGTAGGCGTTGTTGACGGCGATGCTGCGCCGGTGGTGGATGGCCTCCATGTAGGGGGAATAGGCGGCGGGCCTGAGCTCGCCGCTCTGGACCTTGGCGATGACGTCCTGGGGCACTCCGAACTGCCTGGGCATCGAATCCCCTCCCCCGATTATGAAGCACGTCCCGCCGTCCCATATCCTCGGGACGGTCCAGATCACCCTTGCAGCTCCTCGAGCAGCGCCTGCGCCTCGGCCTGGCGCAACCCCTTGTCGTTCACCCGCTTGCCGGAGACGTCGAACACCGCGTACCAGCCCGGCCCGACCGACCTCACCTCGTAGCCCCCGGTGGCCACCTCGAGGGGCGGCTCCTCCGGGAGCGGCTCGATCGGCTTGACCACGTCGCGGAACGCCTGCGGTATCTCGTGGGGGAAGGCCATGAACTCCTGGTTGGGCTTGATGATCCTGCCGTCGCGCATGCGGAACGAGCCGCCGCCGATCTTGCGCCAGCGGACCTTCTGCTCGACAACTTGGGCGTCCTGGTTAGATTCCATCTCAGCTCCCTTCTCACGCCCCGCCTCGGCCAGCCTCTCGGCCAGGAGCCGCCCCGCCGCCCTGGGGTGGAGGGGCTTGTCGTTGACCGGGTTGCCGTCGGCGTCGACGACATCGAACTGGTGCAGGCTCACCTGCGGCAGGCCGGTGTCGGGGTCGACGCCCACGTGCTGCCTGATCCTATGGCCGGGCATGTATGTTGAGCAGCCTGGTTAGCTGCGTGGTCAGGTTAGGGAGCGGAGTAGTGGACGACGCCGCTGTTGCCGTCCTGGTCCGCCCGCACCTGGGGCACCTGGATCGTCATGACCTTGTATTTGCCGACCATGTTGCCCTCGGTGCTCCACTGCACGTTCCGCAGGCCGAAGCCGTTCACCAGCCGCACCACGTCGCTGGTCATCTGGACCAGCAGGACGTTCCCGGCGGTCAGGCGGTCGATGACCTTCACGGCGGCGATCCCGTTGATCTCCAGGATGCGCTGGCGGATGGTCTTCGGGTAGCCGCTGACGTAGTCGTCGTCCAGGGCCGTCTCGTAGCCGGTGGGCACGTACAGCACCCAGGGGCCGTAGTGCATGGCGTCGAGCGACGCCTGCTTCATGGCCCGGACGTCGTCCACGATGTTGGCGGCCGAGGCCGTCCAGGCGGCGCTCAGGGTGCCGGTGTTCCGGTTCGGGTGATTGAGGTAGCTGTAAATGGTTCCGCCACCGAAGGTGTAGGAGGTGGCCGTGAACAACAGGTCCTCCAGTTTCTCGTTGACCTTTCTCGCCGCCCGCTCGGCGCTGATGGTGTCCAGCGCGTTGCCCAGCCTGCGGCTGGCCTCGAGGGCGCGTGCATTGATCTCGTAGTCAACGTGGATGATGGGGATGGGCAGGTAGACGGTCTGGAAGTCAGGCCGGTCGCCCTGGCTGCGGGTCACCGCATCCATGGTCAGGTCGGCCTCCATGGCGTCGGACATATCATGGTATTCCAGGACCGTGGTGCCCATGGCGTTGCCGAGGTTGTAGACCAGCCCCCGGCTGCGGAGGTCGTCGATGCCGCCCAGACGCTGCTCGCTGATCTTCAGGACCGCGTCGTCGAGCTGCTTCCACTCGTCCCGACGCAGCGTGGCGTTGGTCTGGATGGGCAGGACCTGGTAGCTCTCGGGCTTGGCCGGGTCCCCGGTGCCCCGGTACACGGTGACGTAGGCGCGGCCGTCGTCGCCGATCCAGGGCCTCATCGCGCCGGGGTCGAGCCGTCCCTGCTGGTTGAACTTCTGGGCGATCTGGCCCTGGCCCCCGGTCGGAGTCAGGAAATCAACATTGATGTTCATATAAATTTCTCCTCTCGCTTTCACGGCGGTGCGTTAGCACACCATGATTTCGATCCGGCCGGTGACGTTGGTGTCAGCGCCGGAGCTGGAGCTGCGGTCCACCGCCTCCAGGGCGATGCCCACGATGGCTTCCTCGGCGGCCACCGAGCTGGTGCCGTGCACCTTCAGGTAGCCGTCGCCGTTGGAGGCCAGCTTGGAGCCGATGACGGCGGTCTGGCCGTCGGCCAGGAGGGCGTAGACCTGGTCGCCGCGGTTGGCCACCCAGCCCTGCACCCGGTCATCGGCGGCGTAGTTATCGGTGATGCCCTCGCCTTCGAGCTCGTTCTCGAGCGCGAAGATGGGCGGGACCACCGGGCCACCGACGTGGCTGTGCTTCTGGAACTTGTCGGAGGAGTTCAGCTCGATGAGCATCCCAGGGGTGATGGCCTCGGCGGCCGCCCTCTCCTCGATCACGTCCAGGTACTTTTTGATCTTGATGGTGTTCTTGGCCATAACGTGTTTCTCCTTTTATCTCAGCCGGTTAGCTGGCGGTCACGCCGGGGGGCAGCAGGGCCTCCCCGTAGGACTTCCGCTGCTCGTGCGCCGTCGGCCCCTGCATGCTGTAGTCCTGCCGGGTCTTGATGGCGCGGGCCAGCTTCTCCAGGTCGCCCATCGACATGGCGGTGAGCTCCTCGTCGGTGTACACGGCCTCGGCGCTGTTGCCCTTGATGTGGTCGACCAGGCGCTGGCGCTCGTCCCTGTAGGCCTTCAGCCCGTACTCGAGCTGCTCCCTGGTCTCGGAGTCGACCAGGCCCAGGAACTCCTTCCGGTCCATGGGGTTCGCCTTGAGCACCTGGATGGCCTGTTCTTTGTTCATCTGCGGCTCGCCACCTTCGGCGGCGGCCTCGCCCTTCTTCTCGGCGTCGGCCTTCAGCTGCTCGACGTCGGCCTTGAGGGCGGCGATGTCGCCCTGCGCCTTGTCGGCGTCGGCCAGCATCTTGTCGATGACGGCCTCCTCCATGGCGCTGAGCACCTCCCTGTCGTCCTCGCCGAAGCTGGTCAGCTCGTTCTGGATGAGCATCTCCACCTTCTCGGGGCAGCAAGGGGTGGTTTCCTGATGGTCCTTAATTTCCTTTGCCATAATTCCCCCCTCTCGGGTTTCATTCATCGCCACGTATTCCACCTTCTTGGTGACGGCCACGGGCTCGCCGGTGAATTCCACGGTGTCGTCGTCGTTGACCTCGTAGGTGCGGCGGTAGTGCTCGCCGCCCTCGGAGGGATGCGGCATGTCGCCGCCCCGCCCCTCCACCCGGTAGATGAAGTCGTCGTCGAACACGTCCACCAGGAAGTGCAGCTTGGTGTCCGTGTCCATGCGGTCCAATTTGGCCTGGATGGTCTTGGCCAGCTCCAGGTGCCCCATCTGGTGCACCGCCAGGGCCAGGCCCTCCTCGAGGGCCAGCTCCTTGGCCTGGGCGGCCAGGGTGTCCGGCACCTCGAGACCGGCGTCGAACTCGTCGTTCAAAAGCCGGTAGGCGGCGCGCCTGGCGGTGGTCCGCTGGGCGGCCGGTATGTCGGCCTGCGCCCCCCGCCCCCCGATCACGGCCCGGAGGGCGCGCTCGTTCAGCCTGCCGTTCCTGGGGTTGACCACCGGGAACTTCAGGTCGGCGAAGTCCATCGAGCCGGTGCCGACCAGGTAGTGGCTGGCCACCCTGGAACGGTCGGCGGCGCTCAGGTCCTCCCACCGGGCCGAGCCGACGTCGAAGTCGCCCAAGTTCGGTGCCGACCAGGCGGTGCTCTCGGTGCCGCTGTACCTGATGGCGTGGGTCTTGATCTCTTCATGGCCCATGTCGACATCTCCTTGCTTGTTGATCCTCACCCCGCAGCCGTCGGCCCAGGAGCAGGCCCCGGTGCCGCCCGGCAAGAGGGCCAGGTGGTCGGGGCGGTGGTTGCGGGCGATGGCGTCGTAGCGCTCCCCGTTCCAGTCGCCGGAGGCGAACTCCTCCTCGGTGAACACCCCGACGCTGACGTCCAATGGCCTACCCTCGACGATGTACCGCAGGGCCTCGGGCGACACCCGCCGGAGGGCCAGCTCGTCCAGCCAGGCCTCGGCCCTGAGCCTGCCGCCGTCCATCATGGCCCGGTAGATGCGGCCCACCACCTGGCGCTCGATGATGTCGGGGTCGCCCGCCGAGACGTTCATGCCGTCCTGCTCGGGGTGCTCGACGGAGACCGGGATGTCGTTCCAGGCGGCCACGAACCTGCCGAGGTCCTCGGCCAGGTGCAGCAGCGGGCCGTGGCTGCCGTGGTGCACGCCCTCGACCATCATGACTATCGGCACCACCAGGTGCCTGCGCCCCTGGTGGACCTCGTGGCGGATCTCGTAGTTCTTGGTCGGGGTCTTGTAGTGGTGGATGTGGGCCTCTTGGTTGGCGGGCGCGCCGACGGCGGCGTTGGCCTGGCGTATGGCCGAGGCCTCGCAGTTGGCCTGCTGGCCGCCGTCGGCCAGGCAGCGTGACAGAACATCGTTGGCCGTCGCCACCCACTGACGCTTCTGTTCGGCGTCGAGGCCGCTTTTAAATCGCGATACATCCCTTACGGTCCAGGGCATGTCCCCTCCTTGTGGACCTTCCAGATGGCCTCCAGGGCGCTGATGCGCTCCGAGTGGTCGCCGATCTTCTGCCAGGTGGCCACCTGCTGCTTGCACACGGACCCGACGTTGGCCCTCATGGCCTGGTGCTCCTTTATGATCACCAGCCACAGGGCCACCAAAGTCAAACAGAAGGTGAGCACGGCCCCGATGATCCCGGTCACGATGCACTTCCAAAGGTCGCTCAGTCCGTTCATGGTCAAAAATAAAGGCCGGGACCACCCTCGTGGTCTCCGGCCTCGGTTGTTCCGTCAGCCTTGTCGCTATTGTTGTGGTGAATTATATTATCTGTTCACGGAAAAATAAACACTTTTTTTCTACGGCGGCTGCCGCCTCCCGTTCCCGGACGTCTGCGGCCTCGGCTTGACCGTCTCCTCCTTGGTCACCAGGCACACCGCGCCGCCCTCGTAGTGGATCACCAGCCTGCCGTAGCGCCGGTTCCGGACCATGTCGTTGTGGTGCTCCCTCGGGAAGCTGTCGTTGTCGCTCAACCTTCCTTCCTCCACCGCCCGGCCAAAACCCAGCCGATGGCCCAGGGCACCGCCAGCATGATGGCCAGCCCCAGGGCCACGAGGGCGGCCACCACCGAGCCCCCTGAGCCTAACTCCCGCCTCAAATCTTCGGCCCCTATTTGGGGCTTAGAATCAGTCTCAGGGCCGGTCACGGCACCTCCATGGCCCCAGGCCCGTGCTTCTTTATATCCTCGTAAGACACACCAAAGATCGTATCCCCCGGCCCGACCGACACTTCGGCGTCGCCGATGATGCCGTCGCCCTCGGCCCTGGCCATGACGAGGAACCTGTCCCCGGTATCTTTCGTGATAAATATCATCATGACGGGTCCTCCTGGTCGTCGATGATGGCCATAGGTGAGACCTTCATCCGTTCATGTTCCGCCTTGGCCTCCTCATCCCCGGCCGCCGCCGCTTCCATCAGCCGCCCTGCTCTGATCCAATCGTCGGAGTCTTCGGTCGCCGCGAGGTCGAACACCGTGAGGCCGTCCTCTTCCCTAACCGGCTCTGCCTTTTTAATTATTCCCATAATCCTATTATAGCCTCCAATTATCTTAGTTCGACGTTGTTGATCGGTATGGTCCTTCTGAAGCCGAATATTATCCATTCCCTTTCGCTGTCATAACGCCCGGTTAGGCCAGTCATAAACTCCTCAGAGCAGAACACCTCGCTCGCCGGGAAGTCGAACTCGGTGCAAATCCCGCCGGAGCCGAAGTTCCTCGCTTTCTGACGGGACGACGAATACCCGGACAGGTTGGCGTCCTCGATGACCACCGTCGATTCGCCCCTTTGCGCCAACTCCCTGGCGTGTCGGCGGAAGGCTTCGCCACTGTTGCCTTCAGTACCACGCCAAAGTTTGAAGGTCGGCTTTTCGAGGTAATTGAAGTAGGCCTGGTTGATGGCCCTGAACCGAAGATATTGCTCATCCGGCAAGGCGCTCGCGTACGTCTTTATGTGGTCCAAGTCCATGCCTTTCGCGATAAATCTGCTGCCCCAGTTCTCGAGTTCATAGGCTTTCATTTTCAAAGACATGGCCATCAGTTGTCTTGTGTCTCCCTGCCACGAACTAATCCGCTCTATAACTCCATCGCATTGCCGCCTGGCCAGATTCTGCATCTTGCGCAAAACCTCATGCTGAGGCAGGCCCTGTGACACCAGTCTCCCGATCTCCTCAGAATATTCCTGATAGTACCGTGCATAGGCGTTCGCCGCGGCCTGGCTTTGGAATGGTATCTCGGACCTTGCCGCAGCCCCCCGCACCCTCGGGACCCTTGGGGAGGCCGTGCGGAAAACGGCGACCGCCTCCTTGTCGAAGGCTGCCACCATCGCCCGGCCCTCGTAGGTGACGACCAGACCGTCGTAGCCCTCCTGCCGGAGGATCAGCTTCACCAGCTGGTTCCTCGAAAGGCCGGGGTGCGCCTCCATGGCCTGGGTCAGGCGCGTGCCGAGGGGGCCGCTGCGGGAGGTGAGGGCATTGCGCTTGGTGCCATCCCAGACGAATCGATAGGGGTTGCGCATCCGCACTTTGGCGGTCAGGAGAGTCTCGCCGGGGATGGGCCGGGGGGCCGCCTTCTGTAGCCAGATGACCCCGTCGGTGGAATACTCGGTCAACCCAGCGACCTCGGTCTCCCACAGACCGGAGTTCTTCAGCCTCCGGAGCTGGTTTTTTTCGATGAGTGAATACCAGTTGCCTTCGAGCTGCGACCCTTCGACATAGGACAAGGCGTCGGCGGCGCTCTCCATCAATGGCTTCCATTCCACGATGCCGAGGTCTTCGACGAAGATGGGCCGGAGGCCGTAGCCCGGCGGCAGCGACCCTTCGTAGTAGGTGCCGGAGTGGACCGGCGTGCCGTGAAGGTCGGCCAGTTTGAACTCGGGGCCGAACAGCTCGGCTTCGGCGATGGCTTCGGCGGCGGTCTGGCCCCTTATGGCCTTGGCAATAACTTCTTCGCCCGCCCGCCTCGTTCTAAATTTCGGCAGGCCCTCAATAATCCTCCATTCCTCGGCGACCTCATCCCAGGCCTCGATAACCCAATCTTTGGGAGCTCTCGTCGAAGCCCCCGGCAGGGAAAAGCCCCTCATACGGAATTCCGTAGCTTCCTCGGCTAAAAGCCGTTCCCTCACCATCGCAAAGTGTCTGGCTTCCCTATATGACTCGGCGACCCTGGCCGCCGCGGCGGCAGCTCTTTCCGCCTCCAGGGCAGCTGATTCGAAATAGGGCAGGTTGTACTTTCGGGCGATATACCTGGACACATTCGGGAACCCATTGATGAAATCAAGGGCTTCACTGCGCGGCCTGCCCAAAACCAGTTGAGCGAAGGACTCAGCAAACGCCTCCTCCCGGCCCGCCTTTCCAACTTGTAAACCGTACCGGAGATTCCTTTTCATCGCCGCCGTCATCAAACCGACGTCCTTTTCGTAGGCGGCGATGAATTCGGCGGCGTCGGTGATGGCCGCTCGATAGTCGAGTATATGGCCGCACTCGTGTATAAGGGTGAAGTCACGGTTCTTGGCAACGAACTCACCGATGCCGGGGTAGTCCCTCACCCTTTCGGACATCCTGATGAAGCCGCGCTCTGGCTGCGCGAAACCGGCACAGGAATCCCAAGTCGTGCCCTCAGTCCAGCCGCGCGGCCTTTTCCCTCTCATATAGGAAAACTCGCCGTCGGTCAGGTACTTCCCAACTTTAAAATCGACGCCCCCGGAAACCAAATCTTCTTTGATGGGAGCGGGGATAGACTCCCAGGCCTCAGTTAGGGTAGCCCTGAGTTTATACGGCATGGTGTAGCCCGCATCGAGCGTCAAAATATCATCGAGGGTCTCGGAGGTGATGACCTTCATCTTCTGTAGCAGCTCTTCTAAATATGAGGGAAGCATCCCTTCTACATAAGTCCCGTGCCTTAATTCTATAAAAGCCTCTGATAGGGCTTCGCCGTAGTCCTTGGCCGCATAACCACTGAAAAAGTTCTGCACCTCGTCACGGTCGACCCAGACCCGAAAGGCGTCGTCCACCTGAGCCCAATCATCAAACCCGGCAGGGAGAGTGTTCGGTATCCTGGTATGACCAAGCTCGTGGAGAAGGATGTCTTCCGTCGACTGCACCGAGGAGCCTTTGGCCAGCTTCCGTTCGATGGCCGACATGTTATAGCTCAGGTCGGCGTTGTAATATTTCTTCAGAGAGTTAGGCAAAAAGTCGATGGCATCAGTTACATCGACGGGGCCAGTGAAACCCCGCTTCGGTAAATTTATCCCCCACCCGGTTATTGTTCCATCGGGCATGGTATCGACGGCATAAGAGTTTCCGCCGGGCCTGTCCCACCCAACTATCTCACGGACGTTCCCCGGCTTAACATCATCCAAGGCCCGAAGATACTGTTTGACTACTGGCAAATCCTGGTTGCTGAACCCGGTGAGCTTGATCCCTCTGTCGCTGGCCCACTTCTGTGCTTCCTCATACGACCCAATATCATCAATAGCTTCTCGTGCCTCTAATCCCGGCTCATAGCCTTCGTCGCCCGGCCCCAGGGGCAGGGCCACGCACCGGCACTGCGGGTGGAGTGGTATCATCCCCTCGATCTTCTCGAGGGTGTACGGCCCCGCCATCTCCATGTCGAGGCACTCGGGGCAGACCCGCAGGTCGCCCGCCGTCTGCCACTCGGCCTGTATCCTGACCCCCAGCATGCCGAAGTTACGGTACTCCTGCATCATGCCCTGGTGGTGCGCCCTGATGACCTCCGTCCGGGCGAGCAGCTTGGCCCGGCGCTCGGCCGGTATGTGGCGGCCCAGGGTGTCGGTCAGGCTCAGGTCGGCCCCGATCCCCGATATGGCCTTGTTCAGCTTCCGGGCCAGCAGCATGGGGTTGTCGCCGTCGGCGATGCCCTGCGCCAGCACCTGGCTGATCTGGTGGTCCATGGCCTGGGTGATGCCCCGGAGGCCGGTGAAGGTGCGGGTGTAGAGGACGCCGAGGCGGTCGGCGTGGGGCGGCTGCATCATGGCCCCGGTGATGCCCCCCGTCTCCTCGAGGCGGGGCACGAGGTGCCCGGCCCGCTCCATCTCGTATCTGGCCCTCATGACGCCCCGCTTGTAGCTGTCCTCGATGTAGACGTTGGTCCAGGCGTCCTCGATGGAGGTGCCCAGGCGGTCCCTGACGCTCACCTGGAGGATGCCCTGGTCCACCTGGCCGCCCAGCCAGTCCATGAAGTGGGCGATCTTGTCCTGGGAGCGGGGGAAGTCGAAGTCGCGGCGGTGGATTCTGACGACCCGGACGCCGCCGCCCTCGGGCCTGAGCCCGAAGCAGTCCTCGTCGACGATCATCCGGCGCACCTGGCCCCGGAGCCAGCGGAACCGCTTGGCCATGTCCCTGGCGAAGGCGTTGCGCAGGGCCGTGGTCCTGGTCGGGTCGTAGCGGTCGCCCCGCTGGTAGGCCGCCAGCAGCGGGAAGCGCTCGAGCTTAACGGCTGGCAGAGCAGTCATTCGTCATAATCCCCTTTTTCTTCTGCCACGGCGCTGGCGCGCACTTGCACGGTATGGCCCCAGCGCCGTAGCCGCACACCGGGCACCACCAGTTCATGCCACACTCGCACCCCTCCCTCATGGCAGGCGGCAGGTGCCTACGGAACGGGTCTTGATGGTGGTTGCACCAAGTCCCCTTCATATTTCCTCCAACCTGTACCGGCGCAGCACCTGCTCGGCCTCCCCGGTGTCGGGGTCCTTGACGTAGGACACCGTCGTGACCGTCACCGCCTCGCCGATGCCGAACCGGATGGTGGCCTTGATCAGGTCGCCGGGGTCGAGCCCGAAGGCCCGCAGCAGCCTCAGGGCGTCCTCGTCGTGGCTGTGCATCCTCGCCATCGCCCCCTCCTTGGGTTCACCCGGTGCCCTTCAGCCCCCCGTGCACCGACCCCTCGATGGCCTCGATGGCCGACTGGAGGCACTGGGTGCAGACAAACAACGGCCTGGCCTCCGGGTGCCAGAGGGCGGCCAGGGAGCCCTTCTCGCCGCAGTAGTCGCACTTGGCGTCGGGCAGGACATCGTTCACGTCGAACTTGAAAGCCATCACTCCTCCTCTGGTCCCTCTGGTTCCTCGGGTTCCTCCGGTGCCACCGGTTCCTCGGGTGCCGGTGGTTCCACCGGCTCCTCCATGGCGGCCTCGGCCTCCTCCTCCCGCCGCTGGGCCTCGACCATCTCCGCCACCAGCCGCACCTCGTCCTTGTCGAGGCCGAGGAACAGCTCCATGAAGGCGTCGGGCGGCACGATGCTCGGAGCCAGGGGCGAGCTGGCGTACTTGGCCAGGGCGTTGGCCCGCTTGTCGCCGACCTCCGCCTTGTCGAGGTCGCTGGTGGCCCAGAGGTCCTGCCACCGGACGCTGTAGTCGCCGGACCTGGCCGGGGGCAGGACGCCGTACTCGACGCACCTGTCCACGAACGGCCTGACGATCACCGGCCCGGCGAACTCCTCCCGGCGGCTCTCGATCATCTCGAACCAGCTGGACTTGTCCTCGGTGGAGGCCAGCTCGCCCCGCTCGGAGCCGGTCAGCACCCGCTTCGGTATGCCGGTCACGGCGCTGATCATCTGCACGATGACGTCCACGTGCTCCTTCGGGCTGGCCACCTGCATGGCCAGGGCCTTCCACTCGATGCCCTCGTTGATCAAGAGGCGGCGCAGGTTGTGCTCGAACTCGTCCATCTGGTCCTGGAGGTCGTCCCGCATCTCCGGGGTGAGCTGGAACTCGGGGTCGACCTGGCCCTGGTAGCCGGGCCTGGCCCCCCGCCAGAACATCTCGGCGCTGCCGCCGACGATCTTCTCGAGGTCCTTCAGCCGGTTGTACACCACCTCGAGCCGGGGCGTGCCCTCGATCTCGCCCTCGAGGAGGCCGTCGGCCACGTGTATGACCCGGCTGTGGTGGACGGTGACGGTGGAGGTGGCCATGGTGCCCAGGTTGTAGATGTTGACCGAGTACATCTTGGGCTGGCCGTAGCGCTCGTTGGAGGGGTCGGACTCGTACTCGCTGATGGTGGCGCTGCCCTCGCCGAAGGGCCGGACGTACAGCAGCCGGTGGCCGCCGCCGGTGACCGGCTTGGCCAGGTCCTGCTCGTTCTTGGCGTCGCTCATGCCCAGGAGCAGGATGCCGTACTTGCCGAGGCCGGTGAGCCTGTCGAGGCGGGCGAACTTGGCCGCCAGCCCCAGGCGCTGGTCCAGCTCCCGGTAGCCTTTCTCCAGGGCGGTGTCCTCGTCGTCGCCCCCCTCCATGACCTCGACGCCGCCCCGCCAGGTGGCCTGGACCGGGCGGTCGATGACCGCCTTGCCCATGTCCTGGCGCTTGTACTGGACCCAGAAGTCCTGGTACTCGAGCACGTCCTTGTAGCCCAGGGCCTCGTAGACGTCGCGGTCGCCGCCGTACTGGTAGCCCAGCTTGGCCATCAGCTCGGCCCGGCCCACCACGGCGGAGAAGGTGGCCAGGGCGTCGCCGCCCAGCGGTATAACCTTGCCTCTCGGGGCCTTCCTGGTCGTCGGTTTCTTGTTGGCCATCTCGGCCTCCTGCGCCCCGTTGGCCCTGTGGGGCTCGATGTTGTTTGCGGCCTGGGGGTTTAATGTTGGGCCAGGGGTTTATATTTCATCGGCCTGTTTGGGCCTTACACGAAGCCTCAAGACAGGTTTGACCCTTTATCACCGCCTGTGCTTGCTGAACACCGGCCCCGCCAGGCGCTTCGTCTCGGCCAGCTTCGAGAACGCCCCGCTGGCGCTGTCGACCTGGTCCTTGAACCGCCCGAAGGGGAAGTAGCGGTGCTCCTCGATGAAGTCGTGGTTCCAGTCGCCGTGCAGCAGCATGACGTTGCCGTCGTTCACCTGGACGCTCCAGGGGTCGGCCCGGTAGACCTTGTCGCCCGTCGGCCGGTCGGCGTAGGCCACGAAGCCCGCCAGGTTCCTGGTGGTGGCCTTGGCGCTGTCCTTGCCGCCGCTGCCCGGCTCCTGCTCATGGTGGATGACCACCTGCCTGCCGTCGGCCTCGGCGGTCTCCCTTATGATCTGCTCCCTCACCTCGCTCGACCACCGGCCCCGCCTGACGTCCATGACCACGAACTTGCCGTTGTTCAGCATGGCCATCTTGGTGCCCACGGTCCAGGCCGGGTCGAGGTTGCTCAGGCTGACCTCGCTGCCCGCCTTGTCCCAGTAGCGCACCGTCTTGACGACCTTCCCCAGGCCGCCCTGGTCGGTGACGACGGCGAGGCGGTCCACCTTGAACATGCCCCCGCCCGGCGGCACCGGGTTCTGGCCCACCTGGGCGGCGTAGCCGTACTGGCCGAGGTCCACCTCCATCTCCTTCAGCACCTCGGGCGGCATGCGGTGGCGGTCGAGGAGGCCGCCGTCGTACCTGGCCTTGAGCTCCGGCGGCCTGACGTACTTGTCGAAGCCGGGCCGGTTGATCTCGCCGGGCAAACTGACGTGGTCGACGTTCCGCTTCTTCTTGTCGAGCATGTGGCCGGTGGGGTCGGCCTGGTGGAGGCGCTGCATGATGAGGATGGTGGCGGTGGTCTTCTTGTCGATCTTCCGCATGGCCAGGGTGTGGTCCATCCAGTGGTTGGCGTTGCGCAGCTCCACCTCGCTGGCGGCCCGGTTGGGGTCGAGCGGGTCGTCGACCACCAGGACGTGGCCGTGGAAGCCGGTGACGGTGCCGTTGGTGCTGGTGCTGTAGCGGCCGCCCCCGATCCTGGTGGTGCCGTCGGGCTGCGTCGTGACGATGCGGAAGTTCGACTTGATGTCCTTCCCCAGCTTGATCCTGATGTTGGGGTATATCTCGGCGAACCGCTCCGACCTGACCAGGTCCCGGCAGTACTCAGCCGACTCCAATGACAGCGCCCCCGAGTAGGAGGCGGTGATGAACCTCATCCACGGCCACTGCGTCCAGCACCAGGCCGGGAACATGATCGAGCAGGTGGTGGTCTTGGTGGTGCCGGGCGGGACGTTGACGATCAGGTTGCGGGCGGGCTCCTGGCGGGCCACCCGATGGGCCAGGCCCTGGAGCTGCTCGCAAAGGTATTCGATATGCCAGTTGGGCACCAGGTCGTCGTTGCTGACGCAGGTCCAGAAGTATTGCAGAAAGGCGTAGAAGCTGCGCTTTTGGCGTTCCCTGACCACCTGCCTCGGGTGGTCCATGGCCTGCTTGAGCCGCTCCCGCCGTTCCGCCCGCACCGCCATCAGCCCGCCTCCTCGGCCTCGATGCCCACGACGTCGATGACCTCGTCGGCCCGCTTGCGCTCCCAGGCGTCCTCGATGGCCTTCAGCTCCTCGTCGGTCAGGTCGGACAGGTCGAGGCTCACCTGGTTCACCTGCATGTTCTGGACGCTGACGTTGGTGGTGGCCCCCGGCCTTTGGAGGTTGTCCTTCTCGAACATGCCGTGCATGCGCTCCAGCCGCTCCAGGGCCGCGCCCTTGGGCCATAGGGCCACGTGGTGCTCCTCCCGCTCCTCCACCGTGCCGTCCTTGTAGGTCTTGGTGGTCTTGATCAGCTTGACCGAACTGATGGCCGGGGCCAGGGAGTCGGGTATGCCGAGGTCCTCGAAGGTGGGGTACTGCCTGATGTCGGAGAAGGCGACGGCCCCCTCCTCGTGCATGATCCTGGCGGTGTCTATCCAGGTGGCCCGGCCCAGGCTGGCCCGCTCGGCGGCGAGGGCCGCCTGTATCTTCTCCTTCTTGAGCAGGACGTAGGCGGTGTAGTTGGCGTTGTCCGGCTTGTACCCGGCCCGGATGGCGGCCTGGGTGGCGTTGGAGGGGTCCTGTAGGTACTCGTCGACGAACCTGGACTGCCTGACGGTCATTCCAGGCCGCCGCCCCTTCTTGCTGGGGTGGCTTATGCCACCCGACCCCACTGGCCTGCCCCTGGGCCTCTTTTGGCCCCCCTCGACAGGTGCCAGGGGATAGCGTCGTCCGTTTCCCCCTCCCATGCCCTTAATGATAATTTATTTTTCAGCCGAATAAAACAAAAAATCTTCGTCAAGGCCGCTGGCGTATTATTTAATTGTTTTTCAACTTTTATTTTGGTTTATAAGACCCCCTGCCATTTATAAAACAGCAGCAGCAGGGCACCGCCCAAGATAAGGCCGATCACCACCCCATACAGCCATTGCAATATGGCAAACAGTATCATGGCACGTACACGAAGTCGTTGGGGAATTTCCATTCGGGCGATTGTATCTCAAACAGCCTCATGCTGTCCCAGGCCCATCCGGCCACCCTTTGGCCGTCGACGAACAAAAAGATGCCGCCGTCGTCGGCCAACACGGCGTCGCGGCCTTTGGTGTACCACACCGTGTCGA